GACGCCACCAGCTAAGTGGCCACGAACGGCGGCGTTTACGCGCCCCTGTGCTTCCGTATCGGTTAATCAGGGCCATCCCGCCCCCATGTGGGGCGGGATGGAGAGAACGGAAAGAAGGGCAGGTAAATGAGCGTACTAAAAAATAAACGCAGCGAGAGCCAACTGGAATTTTACCACACGGCCACGCTGATCCGGGCGGAATTGACCCGGTTTGTAATGAATGAAAAAATCGTGCCAAAGCGGTGGCGGCCTGTGTTCACGTTTCCCATGGTGGAGAAGATTATAAAATTGATCGACTACATTACGGCGGCAAATACCATATATCCGCAAAATTTACGGGAGGCGGAAAGACGGCGCGACTATCAGACACAGGCCATTATAACCGCGGAGCAAATTCTCCAGCTTTTGCAGTACATACTCACAACCCTGCCAGTCAACCCCGATAAATTCCAGCCGGTAACGGAACTGCTGATCAAAGAGGGATCCCTGCTGCGAGGCTGGAGGAAATCAGACAATAAATTCATAGCAAAATTCAAGGATCAAACACCTTGATTTTTGTATTGGTTATGCGCTGATAAACCGTCGTCGTGGTGGCCGCTGCAACTGGTGGGAGGCGTCCGCGCAACGTCAGTCCGCCACTAACGTGTGCATTGTCAACAACAACGGCAACGCCAACAACAACGTGGCCACGAACGGCGGCATTTACGCGCCCCTGTGATTCCAATACAGCCCGTTTCCTGCGGGCTGGGCCAGACCGAGTAAACGCCAGAAATGGCGGTGAAAGCCGTGCCTGATTTTCAAAAATCAATTTTTATTTGGAAGGAGCGCATAACCATCCCGCAAGGGTAAATTTGGGCCTTGATATGATCGGGCGGACGCTTTTGTGCATGGCTGGCGTGTCTGTGTGTATCACGCCAGTTTCATGCCCGGTATCATTACGCGGCTATTTCGGAAAGACACACCCACCGCGCCGGGAGTGGCGAACCGACGGGGCGGGCCTGCCGTACAAGGACCCACAAGACCTAAAGGAGAAATTCGCATGACTTCACTGGAGCGGCGGCGGGAGGCCAGATACAAGAGGCGGAAAGCTGCCAGAGAGGAAAAGAAATGGAAACGATACGCAGAAAATGACCGGCTGGAAAACATAGCCCGGTATAAATCGCTATACCGGGGCAACCAGAAATCTATGCGGAATGTCAGCTGGAAAACCAGCGTCCAGAGGTATCAAATGAACCTGCTGCGGAACATGGAGGAAACGAACCAAAAGCTGGAGGCTGGGGAGAACATCACAAAGGGCTTTGTGGAGTTCGACACCATAGAGCGCGGGAAACTGCGGCATATTCGCAGCGTCCACTATTCGGAAAGGGTGGTACAACGGAGCACCTGCGACAGTGCCCTGGTGCCCATGCTGGGCCGTGGCCTGATTTATGATAATGGTGCCTGCCTGGAGGGCAAGGGCGTGGACCGGAGCATGGACCGCCTGACCGCGCACCTGCAGCAGTTTTACAGGGCTAACGGTTTCAGTAATGACGGCTGGGCAGTGGTATTCGATTTTTCGGGATATTTTGACAATATCCTGCACCGGGAATGTTTCAACGTCTATTCAAAAGCATTTCGGGACCACCGGATCCTGCGGCTTTTGAAAGATTTTGTAATTCCCTTTGGCTATCCGACAGCAACAACGAACTGGCAAAGGGTAAAACGGCAGGACGCGGAACAGTACACCGGGAAAAGCCTGGGGCTAGGCAGTCAAATTTCACAGATCACGGCGGTGAGTTATCCCAATAGCCTGGATCATTTCATTAAGCAGGTTTTGCGTGTGCGCTGGTATGCCAGATATATGGACGACGGCTATATGTTATTTCGGACAAAGAAAGAGGCAAAGGAGGCGGTGGGGCTTGTAATTTCATTTTGCGAACCCCTGGGCATTTCAGTCAATCAGAGGAAAACCAGGATCGTCCCAATCCGGCATGGTTTCAAATTTCTGAAAGCAAAGCACCGGCTGACAGAAACGGGAAAGGTTGAGCGGAGAATGTGCCGGGAGAGTATCACAAGACAACGGCGGCGGTTAAAAAAGTTTGCCGCAAAAGTGGCAGCTGGAGAAATGACCGCAGAGGGCGCGGCGGCAGCATACGGGTCATGGAAGGGCTACGCCCTGCACCGGGGTGGCAGAAAAGCCGTCCAGAGCATGGACAAGCTATTCCGTGAACTGTTTGGGGCGGCGGCGCCAAGGTGCAAACTACAATAATTTTTGGAGGCAGCGAAAATGGAAAATCAGAACATGAGGATCAACCGTGAGCAGATGATCGCCAAGGTGATCAATACCAGGTACAGCGTGGACGACCAGATCGCGATTCTGCGCCAGAAAGACACCAAGCCGGAGGAATACCAGGCATTTTTCGACTTTGCGGAGCAGGTCAAGAAGGACGTGACGGCGGAATATGACGCCATGGCCAGCGGTGGCGGCGGTGAATAATGCGGGGTTGATCATGAGCCTGTGCGCCATCATTGACCAGCAAAATGTGATTATACAGGCCCAGGCCATGGAACTGGCCCAGCATGACGCACTGACCCGCGCAGAGGAGATTAACACCCTGCGGCAAAAATACGCGGAGGCCATCGGCGGCACCGCTGAAAAATTGGAGGTGTGAAGGTATGAACGCGGAGGAAATGGCGGTCCGGCTGGTGGAAGTAGACGCCAGGGCCAAAAGCAATACGCACAGACTTGACGAACTGGAGGATCGGCTTGACGCACTGAATAAGCTGGCCACCGCAATGGAGGTCATGGCTAAAAAAATGGAATACCAGGCGGAAACCATTAAGCGGATTGAGGACGATGTGAACAGTGTCGGGAAAAAGGTGGACGCCATCGAAAAGAAACCGGGCAAGCGGTGGGACGGCATGGTGGAAAAGCTGTTTTACGGCGCGCTGGGGGTGCTGGCCGCCGCCCTGGGCGCTGGGCTGATCCACCTGCTGACGGCAGCGGCATGACCAAAACTGTGGTGGTGGCCGCACTGGCCATGGCCGCAGGGACCGCCATGGGTTTCCTGCTGTGCCGGGTCCTGGTGCCGCGCCTGTACCGTCCCCGCCGCCTCCAACCGGAGGTTGGCGGGGACAAGGGGAAAATGGGCGTCATGGACAAGGTGCTGATCCTGGAGGCGGTGATCCTGGTGGCCTACACGGTGGCCGCGCTGGCCGTGTTCTGGCACACGGGAAACGAACCGGCGACCCTGACCGCCTGCGTGTTCGGCGTCTGCGGCCTGGAAAACGGCGTCATGGGCTGGATCAAGACCAACAAGGACAAGGCGGCGGAGGCCGCCAAAACAAGCGGGAGCGGCTACCAGGCCGCGCCCATGGACCCGCCCACCGAGCGGGAGGAACCCCCGGACGTGGGCCTGTAAGGGAGGCAACATACAAATGACAGAGAACCAACTGCGCCAGAAAGTGGCGGACACCATCAACGCATGGGTGGGGGCCACCGTAGGCAGCGCCAAACACATGGACATTTTGGAGGTTTACAACAATTACCGCCCCCTGGCGCGGGGGTACAAGGTCCAGGTGAAAGACGCCTATTGTGCCACCACGGTGAGCGCGGCCTATATCCGGGCCGGGATCGCCAAGTACACCGGGACCGAGTGCGGCGTGGAGAAATACACCATTGTGGCAAAAAAGCTGGGCATTTGGGTGGAGAACGACGCCCACACGCCCAAGATCGGGGACGCCTGCGTGTATGACTGGCAGGACAACGGCGCGGGCGATTGCACCGGAGCCGGGGACCACATCGGGATCGTGACAAAGGTTTCCACCGGGTCCTTTGTGGTGACAGAGGGCAACATGAGCGGCGGAAAGGTGGGCAAGCGGACAATGGCCATAAATGGCCGGTATATTCGCGGGTTTATCTGCCCGGACTTTGCGGAGATCGCCAGGAAAATGGGCGGGACCACCGCCGGAACCACGCAGGGAACCACGGGGGCCTCCAGCGCGGCCCAGGGCACCGCCCACACCGTTGTGGCGGGTGATACCCTGGGAAAGATCGCGGTCCGGTATGGCACCACTGTGGACGCCCTGGCGGCCATCAACGGGATCAAAAACAAGAACCTGATCCATGTGGGGCAGGTGATCTATTTGACCGAGGCGGCGGCGGCTGTGGGCAAGCTGGCCCGGCTGGGCGTGATCAACTCCCCGGACTACTGGCAGCAGGCCGCCGCGTCCGGCAAGGTCAAGTATTTGGACCGCCTGCTGGTCAAGGCGGCGGAGAAGATCACCAAGGCCGGGCCGCGCTCCAGCACCGTGCCCAACGCCGTGGGCGCCCTGGTGGCCGCTGGCGTGATCGACACGCCGGACTATTGGCTGGCCAATTACAGCACATTCCCCAGCCTGGACGCGCTGCTGTGCGCCCTGGGCGGGGCTGTGAAATAATCATTTAGGGAGGACATAACCATGGAAACCATTCTGCAGTACATTCCCGCCGTTCTTTCCGCCGTCCTGCTGGCGGTGCTGATCCTTATGGTGATCACCAACATCATTGTGGAGGTGGTCAAGAAACTGACCTGGGACAAGGTGCCCACCAACCTGCTGGCCTTTATCGTGGCCATGGCCGTGACCCTGCTGGCGTTTTTCGCCGTGTGCCGGATCATGGCCGTCCCCATTGTCTGGTACATGGTGGCCGCCGCCATCTGCCTGGGCTTTTTCGTGGCCTTTGCGGCCATGTTTGGGTGGGATAAATTCCGGCAAATGCTGGAGCAGATCACCCGCCTGGAGAGCCGGGGGAAATAGATATGGAGGGTAGCAAGGAAGAAAGAATAAGACCCATTACAAATATCAGCGTTAAACGGGCAGTATATGAAACCACTATGCGGGAGTTTTACCGCAGGATAGAGGCGGAGCGGAAAGACCGGATCGAAAGGACCGGGGATCCATCTTATACGGAATTTGAGGCCCTGCTGCCCTGGCTGGTAAGTTTTCTGTTGCCAGAAAAAAAGTGCCGGGGCGGAAAGGAGGACGACCCGGCGGCGGATAGGATTAAGTTTTTTCAAGAGGAGGAGCCGGCTGGGCAAA